GTTGAATAGGCTAGTAATTTCTATGGCTGCGGACTTTGACTGCATTGTGTTTAGCGATTACGGCAAGGGCGCTTTGCTCTACATTGAGGAGCTACTTGCCCACTGCGCGTTATTGGGCAAGCCCACGATAGTAGACCCCAAGGGCAGCGACTGGGCCCGCTACTCTGGCGCAACTTACATCAAGCCTAACCACACCGAATGGATGGCTGCCACAAACGTGCCAGAGCATTCTGTTATTATTGAAACCAAACAAGCCGCTGGTGCCTGCATCCACCAAAACGGCCCGCTGGCTGAAAACGTACGCGGCTTTGACGTCCCCTGTATTGACCCTACCGGCGCGGGGGATAGCTTTTTGGCCCAGTTTGCGCTGTGTATAACGGAACGCTGCACCAACGTGTTTCGTGCCGTTAGGCGGGCGAATGCCGCTGGCGCCATAGCCGTGCAGAATGCTGGCACCTATATTGTTACTAAAGAAGAGGTTGACTATGCAATACGATCCTCCCCCCCACCCGCTTAAATACATCAACGCCGCGTTTGTTGACCACACTAACGCCATGGTGTCTATGTACCAGCAGCGGGCCATGCTGCAGAAGATTGCCGCCGTATGCCACGCAGCGCTCACCAAAGGGGGCACAATCTACTGGTGCGGCAATGGCGGCAGCGCCGCTGACTGCCAGCACCTAGCGGCGGAGCTTGTGGGTAGATTCAAGCGCGAGCGGGGGCCGTACGCATCTGTAGCCCTAACCACTGACACCTCCGTGCTTACCGCTGTTGGCAACGACTACGGATTTGAGCACGTCTTTGCCCGTCAAGTACAGGCGTTGCTGTGCCCTAACGATGTGCTGTTTTGCCTCAGTACATCGGGTAACAGCCCTAACGTGCTGCGCGCCGCTGAGGCCGCCCGTAGGAATGGTGCTTTGGTGGTTGGCCTAACAGGACGCGGAGGGGGCTTTTTGTCCCCCCTGGTTGACTACGGCCTGTTTGTTGACTGTACGGAGAGCGCTCACATACAAGAATGCCATATTTTTGCTGGGCATGTTATCTGCGGTTTAATTGAAGGAGACGCAAATGAATGGTTGGACTAACGGATGTTTTGACTTGCTGCACCCCGGGCACCTCGACTTTTTGGAGCGCGCCCGTGCGCTATGCGCCCACTTGACAGTGTTCTTGAACAGTGACGACTCTGTACGCGAGCTTAAAGGCCCGCAGCGGCCCATACTCCCCGCTGAGTACCGCAAAGCCGCCTTGCTTGCCACCCGCTGGGTGGACCGTGTTGTTACGTTTGACGAGGAGGATCCTGTATACCAATGGAGAAATTTTGAACGTGAGACCCCTGACATGTATATAAAAGAGCTGGGAATTAACATAACCACCTCGCCTGAGGCCGTGTACCTTGCGCAGTACAACGTGCCAATCGTACTAATCAACCGCACGCTGGACATGAGCACCACCCAGCTTATAGAACTAGTGCGGCGTGCTGCGTAAGGCTTTGTTCCTTGACCGCGACGGCACCCTCATAATGGATGAGGGCTACCTCGCGGACCCCACCCGGGTGCGGTTAATCCCCGGCGTGGCGGAAGTGTTGCGTACCGCTTTTGCGGAGGGTTATTATTTGATAGTGGTTACCAACCAGAGCGGGATTGGCCGGGGCTTGTTTGGCGTGGAGGACTACCGCGCTGTTAACGCCGCCATGTGGCGCCTGCTGTGGCGGGAGCAGGTATACCTCCACGGGGCGTACATGTGCCCCCACACGCCGGACGCCGCCTGCCTGTGCCGCAAGCCCGCCCCCAAGCTGGTGCTGGACGCTTGCGCCGCGTTTGAGGTTGACCCCGCCCAAAGCTGGATGGTGGGTGACAAGCAGAGCGACGTTGACGTTGCCCTTGGCGTGCCTGGGCTACGCGCCCACAGGACGCTTAAAAACCAGCCGTGGCTACTACCGTACCACCCCACCCCGGTTAAGCCGTCTACGGGGCTGTAGACGCGCCCATTAGGGCGGTGGTGGCTTGCCCAACCCGTACGTCATCGGTTTTATGGCGACGCTGGGATTGTACAAATCCCGCTCGCTAATTAAGTCCTCATAACCATAGCCCAGCCTAGCCGAGTGCTCAGGGGGGAAGTTATTTGGATGTCGACGCTGGGACATGTTCCAATCACGGCGTTCCTGGGTCAAGCGGGCTTCGGCCTCGCCCATGTTGCGCCTATACGCCTCACTCGCTTCCATAGGGCTTATATTGCGTAGCCGTTGAATAGAAGAAGCGTTGGCGCCGGGGTCAAGTCCCTCGTGCGCCTGCACGGCATGTTGTTGCTCGTGCAGCATTACGCTACGGGCCGTGCCGGGCTTTTCCGCGTAACGCGCACGCATCTCTAGCTCACCCGGCTTGGTGGAGGCGGTCCAGTTGGGCGGGTTGGCCAAAGCACCAGTGCCCGCTCTGTAATGGCCCATAATATTAGACGCACCCAGCATGCGCTGCGGAACAAAATTGGCACCTTCCTGTGCCAAATGCGGGTATCTATCATACAAGACTGGATGCGGCATCATTTTTTCCGCCTTGTTGTAGTGCGGAGTATCGTAAATAGTAAGCAAGTGCGCCTCAACTGCGTTGTTAAGGTCGTCACGGGTAAAGTTCTTGGCGTATTGCTCGTGCGCCATAGTGGGGAACTTGCCGTAGGTTCCTTTGAATACCTTTTTAACTTCTGCAAGCGGCATGCCGTTGGCCAGCATAGACTGGTAGTCAGCGGCTTCCTTAAGTACGTCTACTTTATCAAAGTCTTTTTTACGAGCAGCGTAGAGTTCCTCCATGCCACGGAATGCGGTGCCAGCGTCGCTAAGTTCTTCACGCCAGTGGCTGTCTGCTCCACGGAAATAGCCAGTCTTTAGCCAAATTTCCTTGGGCTCCATACCCTGGGCTTCGTAGTTCATGGCGTCTTTGTACGCCCTGAGGGATGTTGTGTCGGAGGACCCCGTTTTTGGAGGCCCCACAAACATCCGGGCAACGCCGTGCTCCACCTTGCCAGCGCCCAGCTTGTCTGCCAGCGTTACGGCAGTTTTAACCATTGGTTTGGCCGCCGCCATGCCAATGGGCACAGCGTCTAGCAGGTCGCTCCGGGCTTGGCGGCCTTTGGAAGTGTCCGCCAGCAGTTGCTTGCCCTCGCCATAGGCAAAACGGTCAGCGGTGCGGGCGGCGGGGTCTATTAGCGCGTCGGCCACGAAAGGTGCTACCATCCCCATTACGCGGCCCAGACCCCCACGAGCCTCCTCACCCACCCTGCCTATCTTACGGACTATGCGGCCCGCACCGCGCAACCCCTGGGCGATGCCCGCTGCCAGGGGAATTTGTGGCCGCGTTGCGCTGGCAGACTGGTACCCGTCTGCGGGAGCAGCCGCTTCCTCGTCCGGGCTCCACACGTCAGCCATGGTTAAACCTTGTCAGCTTTGTTTTCCAACTTGTCGAATATCTTGCCCAGCATGTCTTTAATGCCTTTTATGTCCTCGCGATAATCGTCGCGGGTGACGTAAGTTTTTGGCAACTCAACCGACAGTTTGGTCAAGTCGCCTTTTAACTCCTTAACCGCAGACCAAAGCTCACGGGCAAGCCATCCAAAAACTGCGCTGGCAATACCCAGCGATACGTTGATAAGCGACTGTGATTCCATGCTGTAGCCTTAGTAGTTGCAGTGTTCTGCGTACCCTTGCCCGTGCAAGATAGGTAGCTGGGTTTTAAGCTCTTCGCCAACGTCGTCACGTACAATACTGTTGGCAATGTGCAGTTTTTCAACTGTACCATAGGCGCGCTTATTTGCTTGGGTTACGGTAGTTCCGTAACCGGTAATAACGCAGACGTATTCTCCAGCAGTGGCCCACATCTCCCGCTCCACAATACCCTTACCACCGGGGCCGGTGTCGGGCAACGGCATCAGCTGCACGGATTGAGGATGCACGTGCTGCTGCACCCCCTTGGTAACGCCGTAGATTGGCACGCCGTTGGTTTGCCGTTTGGTAAAGTTACCGTGCGGGAAATCCGCATGCGCCAGAAGCAAGCAGCAGCCAATATCAGTGCTGAAGGTGGTAGTGTCCTTGCCCTGCAGGGCGTCCCGCATCCACTCGACGGGGTCGCCCTTAGTAGCGCCCAGCATCATGTTGGCAATGGGCCAGCCAAGGCGGCAGGTCCACTCGGTGGGCCAGGGCTTGCCCTTGTCATCAATGATGAAGCCCAGGGCGGTGTCCCCCCGGTGGTTGAGCTTTAGCAGCGTGGTCTCCAGCTTGCCAAGGGTGTCCACGCCTAGTTTGGACTCCGGCGTAAAGTACGCAATAGTGCCCATCTCGCCGGTGTTGGGGCCGTGGTTACCGGGCATCAGTTTCTTGTGCTCAAAACTCTCGTTCCACGGGCCCACCCAACCCTTGCTACCCATAAAGCGGCTCACGCCCATCTCGATGCCGGAGATGAACGTCTGCAGCATCACCTCGCCCTTGGGGGGTGGGGTGCGGCGCATCCAGGCCACGAGGTCCGCTGGGGACTTGCTTACGTAGGTGAGGGACTTGTCCTGGTTGTCGCCAAGGGTCTTGAACACAAAGCGCTCGTCCGTTTTCATAACATGGCGTTCCGCTGCCTGCATGGTGGGGAACGTTTTGTACGGGGCGCACTCAATGCCGGCCTTCTCCATGGCGAGCATGCCGTCCTTGCGGGATATTTCCAGCTTGGCGCTGGCCACGCTGGGGGCAAACACCGGATACCCCTTTTTGCTAAAGAACTCGAGACGCTCGATGTAGTCGTCGTTGCTCGTGCAAAAGATTAAATCAGCCCAGGTGGTGTGCGTCACCCAGTTGTCCACTTTCTCAATACCTTTGAAGCCCCTGCCCGTTTCCGGGCTGTTTTCTGGCTTCGGCTTGACGAACCACTTTACCGCGTGCCCCGCCGCGTTGGCCCGCAGCGCAAAGCTGAGGCCCACGCCGTCTTGGTCTACGATTAAAACTCTCATTGCATGGGTTCCTCTGCTTGCGCGGCTTGTTGCTGCGCAATGGTGGCCTTGGCGGCCTCCCGCATGTTAAACCCCGTGCCCGGACCCTGCCGCGCTTGGCCCATGGCCCGCTGGTAGGGCTTGCTTGTGACTATAGACCGCGTAATGGGCCGCGCCGCTATGCCCGCCGCAAACGCTGGATTTGTAGTGGCCGCCAGCCCAGCGGCCAGCGCCCCCATGCCGAGGTCTGACGCGTGCGTCAGGTTAGTTGACCGTGCCGACCGCTCCGATGGCGGCATCATCACCTCGGGGCTAGCTTCGGCGGCGTGGCCTATTTTGTCCAACCCGCCGCTTAGGGGATGCCCCGCCTTGCGCATACCCGCCAGCTTAATGGGGTCAACCTCCCCAGTAACGAGGTTGGTTACTGCCTTTACATCGTTGATTTTTGCAAGCAGGGTACGTGCGGCACGCATGTCAGCAACTAAGGTTCCCTGTGCAAAGTTGGTGCCTACACGCTGCACCCCGGGTGGAGGCTGTAGGGCACGGTCGAGCAAGTCCTCCAGGGCGGTGGCAGCGGTTTTCATCGCGGAGGCGTTTTTGTACGCCGCCGAGTTTGAGCGCGCGGTGTCCAGCACAGCGGAGGCCTCTTGCCGCAACGCCTGGGACACCTCCAGCAACGCCTTTGGGGTCCAAGAGTCTACGTGCGCGGGGCTCTTAGGGTTAAGCAAGTCGCCCTGGATGCGGCTAATCCTCCGGCTATCTACAAGCCCAGGGACAAACTCTTTTATCGACTCAAACGACTTGTCCAGCGCTCTAATAGCGGCAACAAAAGTGGGGTCTTTAGCGGGGATGTTAAACGCTGGTAGCTTGCGGATTGCATCGTACGCCTTGCCCGCCTGTGCCTCTAGTGGTGCAAAAGTTGATTCCTTCAAGTAGGCGTCGGGGGTCAGGCCAAGGTCTTCACGTATGTAGGCGGCAGCTTTCTTGTTATTTTCAGCGGACAATTTGGCGCGGATGCCTTCGCGCCCGCCAACGGTTTCTGTCATGTAGTTGGTAAGTCCGGGGGCGGCTTGCACAGGCTCCACCATAAAGCCGTCGGCTTGCATGTCGGCAAGGGCGCTGCGCTTCTGCGTCATCTGCTTGCCTGCCGTTGCTACCCCCATGGGCAGCTTTAGCAAGCTGGTGGCTCCGGCTACGCGGGCGGCGGCCTCGGGCAGCATTTCACCAGCTAGGCGGCCCCGCTCCCCACCGATAGCTTGCCCCACAGCGCCACCAGCCTTCTGAGCCGCTTGCATAGGGATGGCCATTGCCTGCAGCGCCGCCTCCGACCCCGGCGAGTACGGCACGGTGCGTTTGCTGGGCGAGTACACCGTGGACACGCCGGCTTCAGTTGTGGGGGCGGTAGGTCGGCCCTCGTCAGCGCGCTCTTTAGCCCCGAGCACCGCTTTGCGGGCAGCGCCAAAGTCCCCGTCTTTAGAAAGTTCCTTGCCCCCCTCTATAAGCGCGCCGTAGCTGCCAGCAACGTCCCTAACGGCGCCCTCGGCCATGCGCAGGGGCGTCCTAACAAGCACGTCAGGCAAGGCCAGCAATCCCCGTTTTACTGCGGTGGCGTACTCGCCAGCGGTTTGGGGCAGCTTGCCGGGGGGCTCAGGCTCGGCAGGGGCGGGCACCGCCCTGCGTGGGCCCAGCAACGGCTTGGCTGCAGCGGGAGCGGGGGCCTCAGTAGGGTCAACAATACTTACTGACTCCGCTGCTGCTGGCTTGGGCGCGTCAAACGGATCAATAATAGTATCAGCCATTACTTAGCCTTATCTAAATATTTAGTCTTGTAGTACGCTGTTAGGTCTGACTCTGTTGCTTTGGGGTTGGCGGCTTTAGCCGCCAGCAGCCAGTCAGAAAATGCGGGCGCTGGTTTGGCGCCTGCAGCGGGAGCGGGAGCCGCTGCTGGAGCAGGCGCCGCTGCTGCTGGAGCACCACCCATAACGCTGCCGAATGTACCCGTGGCCGCAGCGGGCGTAGCCGGAGCTGTAGACGCAATGGGGGCGCTAACATCTGGCAACTCAACGCCCAGCTTTTTCAGTTCATTACGCACAGCGCGTGCATCCGCCAAAGCAGACAGCCGTGCTTGCGGCGTAATGGCGCTGGAAACCTTTGCCACAGCAGTGTCGTACTCCTTACGGAGTACGTCTGCTTGGGCGTTTTTACCCCCCTCGCCGGATACCTTGGCTGCGCCAGCAGCAGGAGCGGCTGCCGCAGGAGCCTCCCCCTTTTTGGGTGGCAGCACAGCCCCCGCAGACAACTCGTTAAGCTCGTCCTCCGTTGCCTTGCGCCTAATTTCAAACAGTTTGGGCATTACGTCTTTTAACTTAAGCACTTGCGCCAGCGACGGGTTTGCGGGCACTGAGCTCTTAGCTAGTTCCAAGAAGCTAACCGGCGTACCGCCAGCGCCCGTTGCGCCAGAGTAGATGCGGGCGGCGTTTTCTACGACGTCCAGGTACGCGGTGTTAATACCTACAAAGTCAGGCTCGCCAACCCATTCAGTGTATGCTTTGTTTAAGAACCTATTTATCCTTGGTGAGTCAACACCGCCAAGTTTTTTAACTTCATCCTCTAGCACGTTTAGGGCGCCAAGTACGTTCTTTTCACCCGCACGGATAACCGCTGCTTGTGTTGTCAGCCGTTTAAGTCCCTCGTTGGTAGACCTTATTTTGTTCTGCAACTGAAGAACTTTACTAGCATCCAGGCCCATGCTCTCTGCTTGATCGGAGGCAATGGCTAGCACGCGTTGCTTCACTGCCGCTGCGGCAGCACCTGCGCCCGTGGTGGGCAGCTTACCCGTGAGGATGAATGTCTGCGCCTGTTGTATTTCAGACGCTGTGGGGGGGTCTTTTTCTAAGTCAACTTTGGCTTCTACGGGTATTTTGGCGCCCAGCGGGCGGGCGTCCTGCGGCATGGGTTTAGGGGTCCACTCGCCGGTAGTGGGGTTCTGCATAAAAGTCTTACCCTGGGCGTCAGCCTTGAATAAGCCTTCCTTACTGCTGTACAGTTTGTCAACCGTTTTTGCGGCCTTGGGTACGGCTTCCGTACTACCCTGTGGCAGCCCAGCCACGCGCACGGGTTCGCCAGTGGTGGGGTCGACCTTGAAAGTTACGCCCCTCTCGTTTTGAAAGTACGTTTCCCCATCAGGGCCAAAAAATTGTTTCTTTTTTGGGTCCTTTAGCAGGTCAGTCTGCGCTTGGCGGTACTGGTTGGCTACGGTGTCTTTCTGCCATGCGCTGGCGTCCCGTACGGACTTTAACGCGGGCAGGTCCATGGTGGCAACCTGGGCCAAAAAACTGTCCGGGTACAGGCCGGTAGCCTTGAGCTTCTGCACCATCTGGTTGCGCAGCGCGGGAAACCTGGACTCCGCACTCTGCTCCCCAATAACCTCGGCGCCCATAGTCGCAGCCTTAATAACCTCATCAAACGCGGGCACAGCGGCAGCGGTTTGGTCCGCGTACAACTTCAACTTGTCCGAACTCAACTTGGCAAGGCTGTCCGCGTACTTGGTGGCGCCTTCCTGCACCTTGGTGGCTTTGTCAGACAAGTCTATGAACATTTTTGGACTCACCCTGCCCTGCAACGCCTGCACAGATTGCTGAATTTTGTCCGGCGACAAGCTGAACTGCCCACCCGCCATAGCTTGCTTGAGCACTTCGTTGTCTGCGGTGGCGGACTTCTGCGCCTCCATGGCGGCTTTTTCAGTGTTGATGTTGCCAGCCAACGTGTAGGTGTCGCTCTCCGTCTTTAGCGGGTTGATGGGCGTAAAAGGCTTAACTTGCATCGGCAACGGGGCCGACGGGTTAAGCAAGCCAAAGTCTACAGCCATGGTGTTAGCTCACTTTTCCGTAATCAACCATCCGGTAACCGCTGGGGTGCATGCGCACCGCGTCCGGTTTAACGCGCTCAAGCTCTTGGGCCATTACGCCCATCTGCGTTGGGCCGCCAGACTTCATTTGATATGTGTAGATTGGCACGCCGGCATCAGTAGCGCCAACACGGTTGATGTCTTTCTTCATTTGCTCGTCGGAGAAGAACGAAGAAGCAAACGCGAAAATCTCCGTTGCGTACGACGCCACCGTGGCCCAAAAACCCTCGCCAGCGGCGACGGTGGCGGCGGTGGCGGCGACATCAGCGGCGGCGTAACTGGCGGCGGCATCAGCGGCTAGGTAGGCTCCAGTGTCCGCTACGCTTGCAGCAGCGGCGTTAGCGGTGAATGCAGCGGTTGCGGATTCTGCCGCCGCTGCAGCGGCTGCGGCATCCCCCCCAGCGGCCAGTACTTCAGCCCCTGCGGCTTGTCCAGCAGAGGCAGCGGCAGCATTACCCCCGGTGGCCGCCTGCCCACTGACAACCCCAAACGGCGACTGGTACGCGGGAAGCTGCGCTGGTGCGCCCCCTGTTGAGCCGCCAAAATTTACAGGGTTAAATCCGGAAGACACGGGCACCCCATTTGCGCCAGTGTAACCACCCCCAAGGGAAGATACGCCCGTACCCCCCGCGTTGACGCCCCCCATGGTGATGCCCGTACCCCCTGACACCGTGCCTCCACTAGGGCCCAGCAGTTTGCTCAGCGTGTTGTAGGTAGATGCACCGCCGCCAAGCGTGGTTAGCCCCTGGGACAGTATGTTTGCACCCCCCACTGTACCCGCAGCACCTGCGCCACCCGCAGCCAGCAGCGAATTGCTGCCAGCGTCCGCCACGGCGTTGAGGTTGGTCTGGCCAATACCGGCTAGGGACTGTTGCGCGCCCAACTGGGTAAGACGGTCCGTTTGGAACTGGTTGAATGCTTGGTTCTGGAACTGGGCGGCGTTTTGCTCCGCAAATTTGACAGCCGCCTGCTGCGCGTTGGTGCCCAGCAGGCCACCCTGGGCTGCCGCTGTGTTGCCGATTGCCTCCTGCCCTTGTTGCTCAGCAAACTGCATGGCGCCCGTGTTGGTGGCATCTGCCATGTTGAACGGCTTGGAGAACTGACCCCCCGGGGCAAGGCCAGTCTGCAGCGTGCCCAGTGCCTGCGTGCCTGCAGCCACCCATGGGCCGCGCGTGTCCGCTTGCAGCTTGGCGGCGGCAGCGGCAGCGTCCTTCTGCTGCTGGGCGGCGTTCTGGCTGGCGTTGTACTGCAGCCCCGTGCCTACCAAGTTGGCCCCGATGGACGCAAGCTGAACGCCTTGATCGTTAGACAGGTTTGAAAGATCGAAAGCCATAGTGTTCAATGCCTTGGCAAATGAATGGGGGCATTGTAGCCCCCAGGGTAACAGGACGCAACGTAGAGGCCTACGGGGCGTTACCGCCCACTGGGTTAGCCGCACCCGCTGGAGCTTGAGTAAATGCGGTAACCCCTACCCCCACGGCAGAGGCGTCCCAGGGGGACTCGTTAAGCGGGCCCAGGCAATCAGCCAACTGTACGGTGCCGTTGTTGACCAGATGTTTTTGCTTGGTACACAGGAAGCTCCACATGTTGCTCATCCCGCCACCGGGTGCATCCGTGGTTACAAATACCCGTGGCACAGCGGGTAGCACTTCCCACGTGGGGGCTTGGGGGTAGGCCTTCTGCGCGCTAAACAAGCTCCACACCTTGTTGGGCGGCGCTTTGCAGGAGCCATTCATAAGCTCAAGGTTAGCGATAGCCTGCCCCGTCAACACGGGGCACACGGCTTTGCCCTCCTTAAAGGGGGCGCCATTCACCGTAATGGTGCGGCCCGTAGGCAGCGCAGCGGACGCCGCACACAGCGCAAATTCGCCCTCACACAAACTCAGCACGTGCCCGTACACGCTACCCGCCCAGAATGCCACCGCAAACGCCAGCCACTTAATCATGTTGCAACTCCTTTGGTTTTCTCAAACGTGCGTAACCCGCCCAACCCCAGCATACCCAACATCAACTGCCACAGATTGTCGTCAATCCCGGGCAGGGGGGGCCACTGGTGCCCCGCCACCGTGCCGTACCACATCAGTAGTGGGCGCGCTATGTACTGGAACATGAGTGCCATGCCGCACACCCACCCAATGAATGGCCTCCACCCGCTCGTAAACGCATTGGGGTTGCTGGCCTCAGCCTTGTTAGTGTCCAACTGGCCCTGCACTATGGCCACTTGGGCGGCGAGCTGCGCCGCCTCAGCGGCGGATTTGTCTGGCCATATTTTGTTTATTACCGTGGTAGCAAGGTCCACCCCGGCAGTAAGGGGGTCTAGTGCCAAGTGTCAGTCTCCATCTGCTTGGCCAAGCGCGCTGCACGCTCAGGCGTCTGCTTGGCCCAAAGGCTGTCCAGCATCTCGGCTGCGGCCTCGGCGTACTGGCCGTCCTCAACGCTGCCTAGCATGCGGGGGAACTTGAGCAGCCCGCGCGTCCCCATTTGGAATGCCATACCGATGAGCACGGCTTGCCGGGGCTCGCTCAACTTAGCCACCCACGGCAGCGCGGTAAGCACCTCGTGGGTCTTGGCCTTTATGTCGTTAGCCAGCAGGTAGTCAACCTCGTCAGGGCTCAAGCCACCGCCGCGCCGCTCGTCAATCAACCGGCCCACGCCTATGGTCCACAGGCCCAGGGTGTCTTGGTAGGCGTGGGGCACGGTGCCCTCCTCGCGGCGGAGTTGGTCAGCTAAAGTCATGTGGTCAACACTTCCACGCACGTAGGCTCTTGTTGATGCGGCTGTCGGGGTCTTTGGCAGTCTTCTCGCTCGTGAGTTTCTTCTTCATGCCCTTCATACGGGCGCAGAAGGAGTCCTTGCGGGGACCGCCCTCAGGTTGCGGAGGCTTCAACCCCGGCTTGCCTGGGTTGGCCTTGTTGTAGGAAGCGCGGCCCTTGGCGTTCAGGCCTCCGCTCTCTGCTTTGCCTTCCGCCCTCTGCCATGCGGGGGTCTTCAGGGTTTTCATAGCTACGGTCAGTTAAGGATAATCCAGTCGGCGGGGGATGCTTGGCCAGCGGCCATGTACCATTTGCCCGTGCTTGCCACATACGCTCTGGCGCCGAGGAACGGCGGCGTGTACGTCACGTTGTTTGCAACCCATGCGCGGCGGGCGGCGCTGTCGGACAACGATGCTTGCGACACAGACCCTCGCGTAATGTTCAGGCCTCCAATATAACAGACCTCTCCAGTGGCAGTGAACAGCCCGCTAGTGGTGTTGTAGATCGCAATGTACAAGCCCCAAGTGGTTCCTGGGGTGATGTTGAACGAGGTGGTGATGGTGTGCCAAGCCGAGTCCGCAGCCACTTCGCCAAGCAGCGCGGTGCTACCGTTAAGAACGCTGTATATACGCACCGTCCTGTTGGCGGTGGTGGGCATATAGAGTGCCGCCAGGATCGAGAGCGTCTCAGTGGCAAGCCAAGGTTGATTGGCTGGCACCGCATTTAGCGAGTTGGCAAGCACCGCGCTGTTTTGCGTGTATTCGATGCTGGTGGCGGTCAGGTTGAACGGCCAAACAATAGATGCTTCGGCCACTGCCGTGGAGCCCCCAGCCAGAAGAAACCCATCTGGTGGTCCGCTTGCCTTGCCGTTAATTGTCCACAAATCTACCAGCGAGTTGGTGAAGATGCTGTCAAGCGTCGGGGATGGGTTGCCCCCAAGCTGGGACCACACAACACCGTTGCTCAACTGCACCGTTGAGTCGGTGGTGCTGTAGACCAACGCACCAGCGGTGGTGGTTGCCGGTGGCAAAGTGGTGGAAGTGACTTGTGGCAAGCCCCAGCCGTACAAGTTGCCGTCCGGGTTGTACAGGTCTGGTGTTGAGCCGCTGGTGCCGCCCGCATAGGTGTTGCCGAGACCAAGCGTGGCAACCGGGACGCCAGGGCCAGCGTTGAGTCCGATATGAGAGTACGTTCCTCTGAATATGTCATTCATCTCAACGACGTTGAAAGAGCAACCAGCGCCTTCCATCAAGACGGCATACGCTGGCGAGTACCCAACAACAAGCGCCGTTCCAACCAATGAGGTTGTTGCTGATGCAGACATTGTGAATGAACTGGCGCCTACTACGGTGATCGTGGTGCCAGTTGGAATACCAGAACCTTGGACCGTGCATCCAACATAGACGTTGGACATTGAGCTAACCGCAGTAACCGATGTAGTGCTATTGGTGGTGCCAGTAACATTGGTTACAAAACCACCGCCGGGCTGTATGGTGTTGCCACGTATTTCAGTATATGTGCAGTTAGATAAGTAAATCTGCGCAGCATAGTACGCTGTAGTGCTAGCACCATACGGAATATAGTAATAAAATGGATACTCGCACTGGTTGTTTTCAATGCGCAACTGCGAAGCATTGATTGCAACGATTGCGCCGCCAGAGGTAGTGATGCTATTGCTTCGGAACACAACTTGCCGAGCGCCTGCGTTAATACTTGTGTAAAGGATACCTGGGCGACCACCGCTAAAATTTGTTTGTACTGTACCGCCGTCAGTAATTGTATTTTCTTCAATGTTTACAGAATCCCCAACCTTTATGAGATTCATGCCATTTGTAAACCAACATCTGCGAATGCTAAATGTAAAGAATCCGTTTGGATTGCTGACGCTGTTGTCAAAAACAAGCCCAAAGCTGCCAAAGTCGCCAATGTAGATGCGCTCGATGACGAAGTTCGACATTAAACCTGTTACTGCGGCCGTTCTGCACACAAATCCAGAAGTACCGGTCCCAGCAGTTGCCGGCTCAATGCCAAAGTCATGGAAGTGGCTGAACCTGTTGCTGTAGTTGTTTGCTGGTACGGTAACAATTATGGCTTCTGCTGCTGTGGATTGAATTACGCTTGTTTGCGCACTATCCCCGTACAAATGCAAACGTGTAGTAATGTTGATAGATGACGTTGCCTTGTATGTTCCAGCAGGTATGTACAGGCTAGCTCCGGTCAACTGGCAAGCGTTAACCGCGTACTGGATGGCTGCGGTGTCGTTGGTAGAGCCGTCCCCTTTAGCACCAAAATCTTTAACGCTAACAGTTTGTCGCAGTTTTATTTGTACGTTGGTGCCTACCGCGCTAACGCCTGCGGGCAGGTAACCCACCAGGGCAGACCCCAGCGTGCTGCTGGTGTTGTTGGCGAGGTCACCCGACGCAACAAGACCACTGAGGTTGTCTGCAGTCCAGATAAGCGCGCCGGTAGGGTCGCGCAGCACAAACTTGTAAGCCGCCGCAAGCAGCCAGACGGAGCACTCACCCCGGGCGTTGAGTACCACCGGATTGGTGTTGGTGGCAGTGCCTGTGGAGTCTGTGTAGGTGACGGCGGCCAAGGTGGTGCCTGCGGCGTACGTGTATAGCAGCCCACCCGCCAGCGGAACCCCCGTGGCGGTGAAAAACTGCATAAATGGGCTGGGGGTAAGGGTTGCGCTCATGGGTTATACCTGTTGTACGGTAAGGATGACGGCAGGGCTTGCGGGATGGATTGGAGCTACAGCACTCGCCGGGTAGGTGTCAATGGACGATGCGCCGCTGTCCGTTGTCCAGTAAAGCTCAAAGTAGTCACTTGCCGCTGCGCTCAGAATGTAGTTCCAACCCACGATGATATGCCCGTCGATGGCGCCATGCTTGTTGGGCACACCAACTAGGCCCGCCGAGTCGGACACATCAGCGCCGTTCTTGCGCAACCAGACTGTTACGTCATCAATCTGCGCAGAGGTGTTGGCTAGCTGAAGGCTGAACTGCAGGTTGTAGACGCCTGCGTTGGTGATCACGACACGCGAGGTAGGCGTCCCAATAGCCACGCCGACTGTCAAGTCAGTGGAGTTGATTGTGATGGCAGTGGCGGTGGCTGCAGCAGCAGTCTGCGTGCTGGTGTCGTGGAAGGCACCGTAGCTTTTGATCGTGGTGCTGGACTGTGCAATGGTGATGGACGAAGCACCGTTGCTGATGCTAATGCCGGTGCCCGCAGTCAACGTGGCCTTGCCCAGCGTGCTGCCAGTGGTGTTGCCGATCAGCAGTTGGCCGTTGGTGTAGGTGCTCTGCCCGCTGCCGCCGTTAACTACTGGGAGTATGCCTGTAACCCCCGTGGTTAACGGCAGACCGGTAGCGTTGGGCAGCGTTAGCGTAGGTGCAACGCTCAACACTACGTTGCCAGTGCCTGTAGTGGCTAAGGCCTCCGGCGCGCCTGTACCGGCGCTGGTGCGGCCTATAACGGTGCCTGTGGGCAGGTTGGCCATCTTGGCCAGGGTTACGGCAGCGGGGTCAATAGTCCACACCGTACCGTTGGTGGACACCGTGATGTCACCCTTGTCGCCGTCTGACACGCCGGTCTGCAGCGTAAACACGCCAAGGCGCAACTCGTTAAACCAGCCCAGCCAAGGCGCAGTAACCGCGCCGGGACGGTAGCTCTTTTCCGGCTCCGCAAGCAGTGCGGCTACGGGCGGTGGGCTGATGGTTGGCGGGTTAGTCATCGCTCGTTTCTAGCACCGCACTACCCGACGTGAGGACGAACTTTACGGGGTCAGTCACCGTAATCTGGACCACAAAGTCCCGTGCGGAGCCCAGGCGGCGCAGCATCACGCGGGCCATGTACTGCCCCACGCTGCCCAGAGACACCCACTTTTCGTTGCCAAAGGTGTGTCCACTGTCCCGGGATATGCGCATCATTGCCTGGGGGGCGTCACCCACGGCAGGGAACACGTAGGTTGGGTCATCAAAGCCGCTACCCACCTCAAAGTCAAGAAACAACTCAGCCAGGGACACTATGTTGCCCGCGTCACGTATGTGGCGGCTGGCAACTTGCCGTTTAATCAGCGTGCCGTTGTCTGTGTAGTGGTCTGAATCTACAAGGTAGAGTGTGCCCGTGGCG